AGAACTTCTGCAAGGCATCCTCGACGGCTACCCAATCGAAATCTTCCCGAGCGACGACCTCGAAACCATCGAACAGGTCTTCGTCAACTTCGTCCAGAACGAGGAATACTACGCTCTCGACGACGAGCGCCAACAGTACATCCGCGATGTGGTTATTGCCTTACAGACCTTTGGTCGAGAAGACGAAGATGTGCGCAAGCAACTGCTTGAACGCACTGTCTTCCCGCCACGGACGCCTGCGCCACAGGACATGACCAAACTGGCAGCTTCGATGGGGAGTATGGAAGGCGCGGGGCAGGCATCAGAACAAATGATGGACCATTCCTTGCGTAAAGCAGATCGTGCCCGACTTGATGAGGCGTTGCCGGATCGTGGCGACATGGCCGGGTTTGGAGGCTAGCAATGAACGTCACTCAGGTAATGCAACAGCTCAACCGTATGATCGACGAGGCTGATACAACCTACGTTACAAATGATGATCGCTCACAGTGGCTTGAGATGGCCTACAACGAACTGCGAGAGCGTGTGGTTGGCACTGCGCCGGAAATCTACATGAAGAGCGCCACACTGACGATGGCGAATGCTAATCAGTATGACCTGGCTAATCCGCCCCTTGGCGGCGTAACACTGCTGGGGCCTAATGCGACAGAACGTCTTTACCGAATCTATCGTGTCGCTGTGCCCAACGATGACGGATCTGTAAATCGGTACATTCGGGCGTATGCAGACCCCAAAATCTTCTCGAACATGAAGTTTGCTTACGGGAGTGGTTGGACGCTGACTGGCTCACGCCTTATCGTTTCTAATCCGATCAGCGGCACCCTTTCTATTGATTACGTTCCGATGAGTGAGGTCGATTGGACAAAGTTTGCTCCAGCAGACAACGAGTTCATTGATGACCTAACTCCATTTCATTCGATCATCGCAATGCTTGCGGCACAGTATTACCAAGTGGCGGATGGCGCAGCCAATCAAGTGCTCGACCGCCAGCTTCAGGTTCGCTTGAAGCAGCTTGAGCAATACTTAGCGCAAGAGCGTACACCGGATGGAGCCCACTACGTTGAGGAACGCGCGAGTGATTGGTACTAATGGCTATCCCTCGCAAGGAAATAGACCTCCTCAAAGGAGGGGTCAAAACCGGGGAGGCCGCACGCTCCCCGTGGGTGCAGAACCTTTGGGTGCCTGCAGGAACTGATGAATGGTCAGTGCGTCCTGGCTTTGGTCAGGTGGCGCAAATGGATACCGGGCTATCAGCGTTTCTCGGGCCGGCTAATACTCAGGTCAAAACAACGCCCGGCTTCTACACGCATCTAGGCAGTAAGCTTTTTACAACGCACTTTGGGCACGAGCAGGTACTCAGCGTGTTTTGGGGAACAGCATACACTGACCACCAGCGCAAGAACGCACGCATCTTAGTATACGCTCACATCCAAGACCTTGAGACAGGAGCTGCATGGAGCGAGCCTTTGTATCGCCATACAGCGCAGATGGAAGAAACGAGCGAAGTCCTTCAATCTCCTTATTACAACGGGACGCTTGCGCAGTTCTCTGCGCACCAAGAAACGAATAAGAGACGAGATTACCGGCATTTCTATAGCTTTGATGCAGATCCCGTGTTTTTCACGGTAATGAATGACGCTAATAAGAATACCGGCGTGTTCTTTGGTAATAAAGAAATGGGCTTGTGGGCCTACTATCCGACCAACCTTCGCACTCAGGACTGGCACCAAAAACACCGATCCTATTTGCAGTCTCTTTTCACGCGCACATGTCATTCAGGTGCAGCCGAAAGCTCCCTGATCCGGCCTGTGACCCCAGCGAATGGCCCCTTCGATGCAAACTATACCTACCGGACAGCAGGTTCGTTCCCGGTCTGCCACGCAGCAACAACGCTCAACGGGCGGCTTGTCGTTGCAGACGATACTACTCTGTATTTTAGCGATATGGGGTATCCTGCTAGCTTTATCGGTAGCAATATTGAGGAGCTTCCTGTCACGACTCCCATTACTGCGCTTGGTCAACTAAACGGCAACCTGCTGGTCTTCACCAGAAGCGAGACGTTCTTTTACGCTCCTGCTACTGGCGCACTGCAGGGCGGCGGAAGACTTCTAAAAATCAACGACGAGGTTGGGTGCATCAACAACAATGCGCTTGCGTCTACAGGATCTGAGTTATTTTGGGTTGATAAGGGCGGCGTTTACGTCACGCAAAATGGCCTCAATATAACAGAAGCAAGCACTGAGATTCAAAACTTTTTTCGGGGTGGCACGACAAACCCGCTCAATAACTTTTACCAAAAGAGCGGCGCTACCGATTTAGCAAACGAACAGCCGCGCACGACCATCGCTTTCAATCCCGATGATCCGGTAAGTGTAAGCTATCACGAGCAGACAGGGTCGCTATTTATAGCTATCCCATCCGCCAATATGCTCTGGTGCAAAACCATGGGCTGGTCAGCTTGGACACTTGAAAGCTTGGCTTATGCACCCGGCGGAACACCGGCTGTCGGCACCACACAGAACATTACTACTCCCTGGGTTATGTCATCCAAAAGCGGCGTCTACCTTGTTGGGGGATCTGAACTACAAGTAACCGCTGATAATGCTGTTTTAGGGGCTAGTAACTTATGGGTTGGGGAAAGCAATGTTCTGTCCAGCCAGTACCTACTGAAACTCGGTCATGGTGGGGCGCTCGACAGGACCGTCGCCATTTCCGAGGATAAACGCTGTCTACCAGGACAGTATGACCCCACAAAAAAGTGGGCATACATCACAGCCTTTGTTGCGGGCGCTAACACCATTTATACCCTGCAGCAGGATTTCGGTGCGCAGATCGGTGACGAAGTATTCATCAATACAGGAAACGCCACGTTAGATGGGTTTCAAACAGTCGTTGGTATAGGTGCCTTGCAGATCACCACTGATCGAAACAGCACACTTGCTCCAGGCGCTCCATCGACAGGCGTCGCCCAAGGGCAAGTGGAGGCATACCCCTCTGACGTTAATTTTATGATCGTCCGACCTCCTGAGATAGTTTTCAGCGAGACAAGCACAAAGCTTCCAACAACTCAGGAAAATGTTTACCGGATTGATTTTGAGTGGGTGCCTGCAAGCACCATATCGGGCGGTGGTGACCTTCCGCGGTTTCTTTCTGCTCGTATTGCTTTTGACATCGGGCAGTGGACGCCAATCCCGACCTCACCTGGAGCAACGACACTTAAGCATGACTTACCCTCGGAACGCCTGGAGGACTCAGCTTTATACCTCATTCAGCGAGAGGACATTGCCGGAAATCCAGATGCAAACGGGCCTGTGTTTCTGATTCAATACAATAATGCGACCGGTAACCTGAACTTAGCGCCAAAGAAGTATAACCCCATCGTCTCGCTCTATTTCTTGCACACGCCTTACGCAACGGATCGTCCGACAAGTCAGTATGGATTCAACATCAAGGGATTGGGGGTTCACAGTATGTACAACGTGCCAACGGCGGGGTCGGTCTTTGGGCCGCTTCTGGTTTGGAATCCCTACGTTGTACGGCGTCACCAGCATGATGACGTAGCCCAGCCGGTCGATTGGGCTTATAAGACCGAGCAACTTGGAATCAAACAGGGGATGCAGGTACGCGCTCGGGGCACCTACGCTCTTCTCAAGAGCAAAGGCCAACCCGATGCAGCATCGCTCAATACCCCTGGGTGGACATACGGCGTCTACAACACGCTACTTGGTAGCGACTGGAAGGATTGGTCGAGCCAAGTCATCGACGTGGATAACGACCTAACGCGCGTCGTAGACAAAACGACGATCCGCACCCGAATCCGAAGCACAAGCAGCGCCTTGATTTATAGAGCCTTTGGTGCCGCTCGATACGGTGATCCGATGGCCATCACGGCGCTTGTGGCGGGCTCGCCGTCCACGCTAACCGTCAACCCCAATCACGGCCTTGTACTCAATGACATCGTCACGATTACCGGTAGTGCAGCGGCAATGCTAAACGGAACCCATACCGTGACCGCAGTTCCAGCTGCTAACCAGTTTACCATCGCTGTCGATTCTACCGGTGCTCCAGCAGCTCCTGGCGGCACGGCAGTTCTGCATAACGCTTACCTGATCGACGACCAGGAACTGGACACCATAGCGACAAGCGATTCGGTCAAAGGCGAGAGCATTTCCTACATGTTCTTTGGTTTTATGCGGGATGTAGCTATGGGCCTGAAGATCCCCTCGCTCAAAGCTATCGTTGAGGCGGTTGGCGGACGCCGAAGGAGGGGCCGGTGACACGCGTATTCAGGCAGCTAAATGAACTTCGCCAGCTTCAGGAGCAGACCAACGATGTTACGGATTCACGCCAAAGCCTGATCGTTGATTCAATGGCCCAACGGATCCTTCTTCCAGGTGATGTACTTACCTTTGAAAGAAGCCGCGCAGAAGCGGTCTTGTTCACTTCAGGGTTCTTTCCAGGATTCACTGTAAACTGCCTCCACGCAGTTATTAGGGGAACGCCAGGTGCAGTTATAAATGGCATAGTGCGCGTTGAAACGACTTGCACATTAGAGAACCTCCATTTCAAAAGTACGGGCAATGAGAGTAACGCTTTGCGGCTTGTCGAAGTGGCGGACGAAGGCATTGCAATCCTCAAAAACTGCACCTTTGAACGAAAATATGACGACGCCTTTAGTGTTGTTCCTGCTGACGGATATGCTCATTTAGCAGTGCTGCTTGGCGGCAAAGCGAAAGCTTTCAACTGCACCTTCACAAGTGACCGAGCCGACGGGGTTATGAATGGGGTTGGTCTTTACGCATGGAGCGATGCGGCTAATGCCGCTACGCACTTAGATGTGGTTGCTTCCTACAACCCAACCACTCATACATTGCAAAACGGCACAGCAACGGCGGTAATCACATGAGCATCCGCAAAATCACTAAGCAGCAGTTTTCTGAGGGAACTACGGTTGATGGTGATCGGCTGGACAAAGCCCTCCAAGACACAGGCTCGTACCTAAACAGTATTTCGCCCGGCGATTCAGGTGTCCGATACACGCAGACGCAGATCGTAACAGGCTGGACCGCTCTTCAGACGGTAGCCAATGAAAACCAAGCACCATGGCTTCGGTTTCATAATACCGTTGGAGACGTAAACGGGACGGGCGGCGAAATCGCACACCCATTTCGGGTCAAGGGCACAACGACTACTGGTCTAACAGCTACACCTTGGGCCGCATTAGGTAGCCCGACCTACTGGGTGTGGACGATCAGCATGTACTTTGAAGCGCCCTGTATAGTCGATGCGTTGGATATGATGTGGCAGACGTACACTGCATCATACGTTACAAATATAAACCCACAGCTAAACTTTTTCAGCCCATCTGCGGGCGATTTCTTAGGCGACCCGGACAATAGCGGGATCCAACTTTCGGTGGTTGTTGATGATCCACAGGCGACCGAGGATCCCATTCGCAACAGCTTAGTGACGCAACTGAAAAACGTTTACATGGGAGCGGAAGCAACAGGTACCGACCCATTGGTTTATGCTGGCCCGGTGGATATGGTTCCCAGCGGGTGGCAGATGTTCCCCACAGATCTCTGGTTTCAACGAAAGAATATGCAGGTTCATATTCCGGCTAACAGTCGCGTCTCTTTTGTGGTTGCGCTTGATGGAACTGCGGCCCTTGCGCCCCAGCTTGACTTTCAAAGCTATATGCGTGGGTCGCCAAACTTTGTCGTGACGCTTTTGGAGCCGATTCAGGTATGAGTAAAGTAACCACAAAGCGGCTGGCACGCGGCGTCAGAATGCTCGGCTCACATGTCGTGGGTCAGCTTAGTACACTACTGCAACAGTTCACCCCTGCGCCGCAAATCTCTACGGAAAACCTCGATGCAGATAAGGGCACGTTTCGCATCAGCCTGCACGTTCCTGTAGCTAAAGGGCAAGACCCGCTTTCCGCTGGTGGCCCAACGCATCTACCCATTTGGGTTCCGTTTACGCTCCCGCCGACTCAAGAGTTTTTCAAGTCTCCACCTTCGGCGTCTGAAATGCCAGACATCGACGGCAACTATCCTCGGGCAGTCCTAACCGAAGTCGGTTTTAGTTTTGACCAGCGGTCTGAAGCTGCAGCCATTACGCGTAAAGCAGCTCCAGTTCTTGAGGGGATGCTGAACTACGAGCAGCTTGGGCGAATGGGAATCAAGGTTTCTTTATACTCCAAGGATATGAGCTTTTGGAATCTAACTACGCCAAAGAAGGTTGATACCAGACTTCTTACGTTTGATTTGCCGGCTACCGCTTTTACGAGCACCCGATTCCGCCTTAATCCAGCGACCCAATCAAACCTCAGTATTCCGATGGACCCTCTGCGAACCTACCTTCTTGAGGTAGATTGTTCAGGTCTTACCGATCAGACAGCTGTTCCGCTCCAGATCAATAGCATGACGATTTCGTTGAAGTTCCGACAGACTCTCATGGGGCGCGACTCTAACTACGGAACAACAACTGAAGTACAAAACATTCCGACCTCTCATAAGGGGGTCATTCCGCCGAGTGTGGCATCGATCACGTCGCCAACGACAGCATCAGAGGCGATTAGAGCGGGTGCGGGCGGAACAGGCACAGGCATCCAAACGGCGTTTGAAACAATCGACGGGTTCTTTCAGAGGCTTCTGCGTGGAGGGTACAACGACCGAAGTGGTGTCACCGCTACGCAGCAGATTTCTCAGGACTCGTCATACGAGGTTATTGCTGTCCCGCTCTTTGGAAATGTGGGCGATGTCTACAATGGTCTAGCAGCGAGCGCGCCGGTCCAAAATGGTATTACTATAAGAACGATGCCATACGCACCGGGCGTTAGTGGTGTTCTTTACGACATGCGTCGGATTCCTTTGCGTTACCCATTTGTGCTTCATCATGTGGTGGCGGCCGTAAACTGGACACCAAACGCCAAAGACACAAACGTCACGGTTCCAGTGGATCCCAACTTTATCAATGAGGTCGGTGTCGGTATCGGCACCGGTAGGTACTCAGAGATAGCTGGCTGGGAAGGTACAGCGTACAATACCTGGACGCCTGCAACAAAAGGCGGGTTTCGTATCGATTCCGTAAACACCAACGACGGTGCGGTCCAAACCAACCTAGGCTTTGAGCTTATGGAGATTCCGCTTTACGGGTCTGCAGCCAACGATACGCTTGGAACTGGTTTTTCCTCAGCCGGACACAACGGCAAGCCGATATTTATGGGTAGTTCGTCGAGCCCTAATGCCACACGCACAGATCTGGCGGATGGCGTCAACGGAGCGGTGGGAGCCGTGCGCCCGTTAGCCGGAAAAGAGCAGTGGATCGAAGTGCGCTGGAAACTAAAGGATCTAACAAGTAAGTTCGGCGTAGCCGCAGCGGGCGGGTGGAAGGCTACCGATATTGTTATCGGCAATGGTGGCTATTGGGTATTTTTGATTGGTAAGAAGCAGTTACTTTAGGAGGCCAATATGGCGCGCGAGTACAAGGGCGAAGACACGGGTAATGTAAGCGATTATGCGTACCGCAAAGGGCTTGATACACGGTATCGCAAGGAGCTTGAGGACACGATTGCCGGAAAGCCTTATGATCGTGCAGCTAAGTCAATGCGCGACCAATACAGGCAGGCAGGCGCTCAACAGCTCGCCGCATCTGGCACCCGCAATATCGGGGCGCTTACAGATGTGACCCAACAGCTTTCGAGGCAAGCAGCGAGCCAGATGGCAGACCTCGAACTCGATAAGTCACAGGCAAGACTGAGTGGTATT